GCTGACAATGCTCTCTGCGGTTACTTGGTAGGCTGTAGGGGTGTTTTGTGCCCAAATAGGGTATCTAAATACCTCTGAGAACACGCCTGCTGATCTTTGTGCGCCTAGTGCTTGACCTGCGTCATACCAGGTTTGTTCACGGACGTTATAGATGATCGCATCCGTGCACTCAGTTGCGGAACCCTTTGGATAGAACCACCAAATCTCTCCCCAACGAGTAATCTTAGTTGCCCAAACCTTTTGCCTCTGGACTGTATTAATGTTGTCAAAGAAGTAGTTGATGTTGACATTGTTGGGTATCTCCTGAACCACACCGTTGTAAGATAAGAACCTATCCACACCAACCCAGTAATAAATGCCATCATACTCAACCACGGAGTTAGATGACATGATTGTGGTGGCTGTAGAGATAATGTCATATCTCCAGTACAGCGTAGAAGTGCCTACAGTCTGCGGAGAATAAGTTACCCTGGTCAACTGATCCAAAGACCAGAAAAGCCCCGCAGGAGACGTTGTACCGCCTCTAAGTGGCATTCCCTTGACAACTTTAGTTCCAGATACGTTATTGGCGTTGGCATCAGATCCAACCCAGTTATTAAAGTTGCCTGCTGAACAGTTCTGGATAAGACCATTGTTACCGTAAACAAATAGGTAGGGATAGAGCATACACGCCCCACCGCTCACAGATATGTTGTTGTTAAAGGTAAAAGTGGTGGATGATGATCCAGTAATGGCATTGTTAACAGTTACAGTGGTATTTCCACCAGAAACCACTACAGCAGTCACCACAGTATTCGCAGATACTCCAGTTCCAGTCACCGTTTGATTAACGCCAATCAGATAGTTAGATCCAGTGATAACAATCGTTTCGGCATTAGGCGTGCCAGGCGTTCCAGTAGCTGTAAACACGCCAACTTGACTCATTGCACCGTAAGGGAAAGTACCTAGTAAAACGGGTGTATTAACTGTATTGTCAATGTCAGCCAAGTTTTGACCTGGGTGAGCAATCAGGTTCAGATTACCCGTACCGTTGGGGTCATAACCAATATCAAACTGCCATAAATTGTTGGCACTGGCAGTAAAGTTATTTAGCGTGATGGAGGTTGGACCATACCCAACACCATCATCATTATCTGTCTGCCAACCTTCTAAAAAGCTTTGGCTACCAGAGTAAACATAGTTGATGCCGTTTTGGGACTGCATAACCATCCCACGGCTAATCTCAGGAGCGTTAAGGAATATTGCCTTATAACCACCCATTTTCCTAGGTAATTTACGCTGAAAACGAACCCATTGACCGTCCACAAAAGAGGGAGCGGCGAACTGAGTCCCGTCCCGCTGAATACCAGGATTGATGGCTAGGAGTGCAACCTTTAAGGTCAAAATGCACCTCCAACAATACCGATAGGCGCTTGGATGCCAGTTGAGGCAAATAAGACAGATTCAGTACCTGCCAAAGTAATTGCGACCTGACCAGTACCAGGTAAATAAATACCCGTATTTGTATTGCCAGAGAATGTAATAGATGGTGTACCTGCGGAACCAACTGGGAAAGCTGTAATCGTTACAGTTCCACTGGTCACGCTGTTGGCGTTATAGACGTTCGTCCCGTCACAAACAGCCATCACTGTATTACCTTGACCTACGGAAATCGTAGCTCCACCAGAGGCAGAAGTCTTAACAGTTAATGTATAAGATCCAGTCGTGTTATTGGTAATTGAATAAAGCTGAACCGTAGAAGGCACAATCACAGTCGTGTTAGCAGTCAATACACCAGAGTACTCTTGGATCGTATTAGATGCTTGAGACGAAGTTAATGTATAGGTGTATGGGCTTGATAGTCCAGTTAATGAAACAGCAAACTGGGTATAGGCAAAGCTGTTAGATCTGCCGTATCCGAATGTATCGTAGCCACTAGATCCGTTAGAAACAATAACAATAGACTCAGCCAATTGAAGCTGTTGGTTGGGGTTGCCGTCTATCGTATCTGAACCACTTGGCGATAGAGTAACAATTCCAGATCCGTTATTTTTAACAATAACAAACCAATTGTTTCCTACGCTAGATGCGGTTGGCAGGGTAATCGTTCCTGCACCAGAACTCCATACATAAAAGGAAGCTCTATTTTGAGGTGCAAGCGTTAAATTGGAATACTGAAGGGTAACGGGGTAGGCGCTGTTTAGAGTTGGCCCAATAGCCGTTAAACCGTATCCTGCTAGGGTTGAGGCACTGGCTGAGGAAGTACCCACACCCATTGCGATATTAGCCCAAGTACCTGCCACAGTCGTGTTATTAGTTACATAAATGTAATAGGTATTAACTGTCGCTGTCGTTGGTGCAACAGGTATGTTAATGATCGTACCGCCTTGGCTATCAGTAACTGTAAAAGCATACTGACCAGAGGTTCCTACGTTACGAACAATAATAGCCTGGCCTACAGATACTTGAGTTGCAGGGGGCATTGCAACTGTCAGACCTGAAGCCGTGGCTGTAATTTCGGTAATATTTGCCGCTATATCGCTTGTCTCTGTACCGTTAATAGGCCACTCTAAAGCAACGCTTTGGCTAATAGTTAAAGACTCATATGCAACCTGAGAAGGAGATATAGTCTGTCCAGTAAATGGATTTACATATGTAGTCATTAAGAATCCTTAGCGATAGTCTGACGATCACCCATACGCAGATCATCTTCAGTTTTAAGTGTAGAAAGTGATTTATCAAACATAGCCTGCCAAGTGGGTATCCTTGCATCATTCTTTAAGAATGGGGTCATCTGTAGCAAAGTACCAAAAAGCATGGCATTTGGAGCGTTTTGAGTTAACCAGTTAGTCTGATTAACGCTTGATAAAGGCTGAATACGCTCATAATACAACACCTCGAACTGATAGGATTGATCAGGCGTAGGAGCTATATACCAATGCTCATAATCATAATCAGCGTAATAAACAGGGGGGCTTGTCTCTGTATTGTTAGGCCAATAACTGGTCAAATACTCGTATTTTCTCAAGTAGATAGGTTGTTTTGCGCCAGATGCATCAATGTATTTAAGTGATACTGTTTTTCGCCACCGTGCAGGCTTAGGAATAACGGGGCTTCCTGAAACCATTGTGCTTTGTGCAACATTTAACTGGCCTAACGTCTTGATTTCCTGAGCAATTTCAAATTCGCAAAGGGAAATAGCAATAGGCACTTGATTAACAACTGCTTGATCATTCCTCTCTAAGTACTCATAAATGGTACTTACAAGGCTGTCATAAGTCATCACCCAACTTGGAGTTGAGCTTATGGATGAGATTGTCATTGCGCCCCCTAATATACGCCTATTTTAAATAGTATCGGGGGAAATGTCACCCCAGTACTTGTTCTGTCTGGTGCATGACAACAATTCTTTGCTCAGCACCAAACAAACCACCATTAATTACTTTGGTCAGACCGTTGTAGTCCTTGGCCTGCGCCAGTCTGTTACACCCGTGAGTTGACCAGAACCATCCCCCAATCGGAGCCGCCCACTTAGGTGTTCTAGCCCAATCTGGATTTGCCACCAAATCAATACCCAAAGCCTTGCCTGCATGATAAAAGTTGTCATGCCCAGTCAATTGGCAGATCGCTGAGCCTCTGAACCTCCACCCGTCACCAGAAGCTTCATCCCGATTTCCCATACGAAGTTGGTAAATGTGGTTTGCTATTTTTTCAGGCTTGTGGGCGTACTTCATAGCCTCGTCCATCGTTGGGAATCGCTTAGGCCACAGTTGCATGAGAGTCTCAGGACGGTAGTTCAGGTTCTCTTCTAAGCTTCTGAAGTGGTTGGATTCGTAGCTGAACTGCCCGATGAAGCAGGCTTGCTCCTCAGTTGTGTCAATATTGAAGTTTTTGAACGTCATGTTCAGAGGATCTACCCACTCAGCATTAATACCCAATTTATGAAGTTGATCAGCGGTAATCATTTGACCCCCTTGTTAACCAATTCTCTTACTTCGTTGTATTGCTTGATACAGGCGTTGAGGGAGAGGATGGCTGTGTCACCGTCTGAGGCGATGCCGATAAGCTCTTTGACAGTCTGTCGCTCAGATTCGGACTCATTGGCTGTATTTGCTGATTGAGCGGTGGAACCTGAACTGACTGATACACCACAGGAGGTCTGAGGTAACCGCAACTTGCCAGAGTCAGCGTCAGCATTAAGATTAAATTTTTTGGATTGAACATCATCTTTGGCCTTCTTTAAAGCATTGTTAGCAACTACTAACTTTTTAGCATACTCGGCTTCTTTTGCACGAGCTTCAGTATTTAAACGGGTAATTTCAGCTTGATCTTCGTCTACTCGTTGTTGATAGCCTGCATGGTGCTCATAGCCACCAAACCCGATTACAGCCAAAGCAACCCCTATCCATACATAGATGTTAAACACGAGTGCTCTCCCTTGCCTGAGCCGTTCTCATGCGTTCTTCATCACCTTCTAAGACGGGTGGTCCTGCGGGTGGCGGAGGAGGATTCCAATTTGGGCTAGATCCACCGCCTGACATCATAACTATTGGAGCAGGTGGGGGAGGTGGAGGCGCTACATAAGCATCTTTACCTGCCTTGACGTTGTTCATCATGGCTGTAGCCTCGTTGGTTAATCCCTTGGTCAAAATGCCTCCAATACCGCCCACAATGAGTAGGACGATGTCGTTGAGCATCTTGGTGTAGGCTTGGTCAATAGGAGCCATTTGTTTGATAGGCTGAGTGACAAAGGTCACCGAATACAGCAAAGCAAAGGTGATGAACGCAAATATCAGCGTTACCACAATAACAACAAATGCCCGTACACGGACATCTATTTCATCGGCACTGAGCCTGGGTTGTTTGTTGCTGTTGGACAACCACTTGAGCAGTATTTCCTTCAATTTTCTTCTCCAGTAAAGGGGCAATTAGATATTCTGGGCAAGTTTGGTCAAACTCACAGCGAGGCTTTTGGCATTGAGGGGCGCCAAAGTTATCAGGGTTTTGGCAAAAATAACGATAAGAATCACCGCATCCTGCCAACAATAAAATCAATACAGCGCATATTCTCATTCTTCCCTCTTTTCCTTTTCACGCTCAAGTTCTTTTTTAAGCTTTTCAATCCTCTTGAGATCATTGGCAATTAATATCCGCTCCTGATGGATGTCCATGTAGATAAACCCAATCACAGGCAATATCAGAACGAATAACAGCGCTAAGATAATGATGGTGATTACATACCCCCATGACTCACTCGATTTATTGCCCACATTAAACCCATGAAGTATATTGCCACGAATATCACTGCTATCGTAGATGCTGTTTTGAACCAGATCCTCTCAGCTATCTCTCGTTGCTCAGCTTCAATCTGCCTTCTTTTCTTAAACTGCGCCTGCCTAGCAATAGCCTGCTCATTCGCTATTGTGCCTAGCATCTTGTTAACTCGTGTATACAAATCTTTTAATTCTGGGGGCACTTGGTATACCATATACTCCCTTAGTTCTACACTCATCTCCTCCATTCTGGTCATTGCCAGAACTCGGTTAATCGCTTTTTCTGCCTGGTCACCCGTTGGATCGTAGACAGTCTTGGACAACATCTCTTCTTCTTCAATGTGATTCTTTAATGCGTTGTACGCTTTAAAGAACGCTGTCAAATTCTTACCAATCTCAGAGTAAATTGCTGTTGGATCAAATTCCTCGGCCTTTTTTGCAGTTTTTCTGCGTTTTTCCTCATTAAATTCACTGTTTGGATGAATATCAGCTAAGGTTTTGGGCTTTGCAGGAGCAAACAAATTCTTGAGAAAACCAAGTATGCCTGTGACTTCTTTGCCAATCGCCTTGACCTCGTTAGCTGTCTTGACAACATCTTTAACCAGGGCTTGTCCTTCTCTGAACATTTCACATCCCTGCTTAATGGCTTTGAAGGCGACATTGGCGGCGGCGATGAGGGTGAAAGGGTCAATCTCAAACTCCGAATATCTTCTTTATAAATTCAGCCGCAACCCCTGGCCCAAGAAGCACACAGAGCATGACACCGTAGAGCAAATACTCTATCTTGGTCATGCGCTTTTCGCCATTGGATAGCGATTGATGGATATTTTGATACCTCTCGGCACAAATAGCCTCATGAACCGCTAACCTCTTGTCAACATCGGCATCCATCACTTACTCGCAGGTTGGCAAGTAAATGCCTCTGGAGCTACTGTAGCTATGACAGATGATTCCGTGGTCGTTACAGTCTCTACAACGGGGGTAGATTCAGCATCTGCAATAGGGGAGGTAGCCAAATCGGGTACAGGATCACTATCAACAGTATCAGTGACGATATCAGGTGTTTCATTTGTAGGCTCTGAATCAGGAACAATAGGAGCGAAAGTTGTAGGCTCACCAATTGGTTCTGGCTTTGGACCTGGTACCGCATCTGTTGGAGGAGCATAACGCTTCTCAAGGAAATCCATAAACTTTAGGATTTCATCCATAACTTCAGTATCAAAGTCTTTCAGGTGATGTTCACGAATATCCTTGAGAAATTGCATATAGCCCTCTTAAACGGTTGGTGTTGCTACGGTTTCTACAACAGATGCCTCTTGTACAACAGGCAACTGAGCATTGAGTTGAGCTTCGATCTTTTTCATCAAAGGCCAAGCATTTGATTGAGTTGGTAATTGACCTAAAACATTCATGATGTCTTTAATTTCAGCGTCAAATAGTTCAAGATTAATTGCGTTCATAGTCATCCTATTTTTTATTCCGTTGGGTTCGGGGCAACGGCTTCCCCAATCGTAATTGTAGATGTGCTTCGGTCAATTGTCATCTCTCCTTCGCAGGCAATATTCCAGTCCTCCCCCGCCCTTTCTGAGTAGGATGGGACGTTGATTTTGACGTGCTTGCAAAGATACTCTTGGGTAGCATCAAACACCCTCCAAACGTGCTCTACAGTACCCCTTCCAGGCATTCCTCTGGACTTGTTAAACCTGATGGAGTACTTCATACCACCACCACTGGTTGTTGTTGTACGCCAACATTGAAATGGATGAATTTCAGGGGTTCATCACCGCCGTGTCTGGTAAAGCTGTGAGGTACCCAAGCATTGGTAAAAAACAGTGTCCCCTTCCTTACTGGAAAGAGTAGTTTATTAGATGCGTAAGTGACTTTGTTTACGTCAGCTTCGGGCAGTTGGGTTAGGTGCTTAACCTCCCTAGAATCAGTGATAACAATACTGGAAGCCTTCTCTGGCTCATTAAGAAAGTAAAAACCAACAATTTGATTGCCTTCTCCGTGGGCGTGGTCTTCCATTCCTGAGAACTTGTAGTGCTGTTGTCCCCACATAGATTGGAAATAAGTGATCTTGTCATCCATCTTATAGCCTTGGGAATTAAGAATATTCCAAGCTGTGGTGGCGATGTATCCCGCTAAATCTTTAACCCTTGGATCTAGATATAAGTTGTCAGTCATCTTAACTGGGTACAACTCATTAACTGGTTCTGTATTCCTTGCTATTGCCTCATCAAACGCCAATAAAGCGCCATCAACAAACTCAGGCTTTGAAATACTATATACCGCAGTAGCGAAATATATGGCTGTATCTAAATTATCCATACCGTTCTCCTATTTATTGTACGGATAAGTATACTTTAACTTTCAGTTAGTACTTGCCTTCAGCAAAGACATTTACAAATACAGTATTGTCTTCCAATGCCTCAATCTCGTGCCATTCATTGGCTACTAAATTAATAGGCTGAGTATCTTTATTCATGACCAAAGATCTATTTTCTTTACGAACAATGCAAGATCCTGCGTGACACATCGTTGCATGAGCAAAAATATGTTCATGTCTTGGTAATCCTTCACCCTTATTGGCATGGAATATATTTAGAGTTGCGCCATCATAAGTTAAATTATGAAATGGCTCGATTCTAATTGTTTCACTCATAATGTTTGAGTTCCAGTTGTTTTAGGTTTAGGTTTTGCAGGCCATGAATCTAAAGAACTAAATGATGCTAAATCAGAAAAAGTCAAATAATTTTGCTGAGTCTGTATAAATAAAGATTGAGCGGATGTTAACCCAATAGCTTGATTATAGTTACCATTAACAACATCAAATATTTGATATATTACATCCACATTAGCAGGCTCAGTATTTAAATCAACAACAATCCATTGATAATATCCATCACTCAAATTTATTTGTTTATTTACATGAAATAAAGAAGCATTTTGATTTAACCAAGCATTTTGATTTGTAGCCAATATATTATTGGCATCAGTTTCTGTGCCTATGCTGAAAGTACCTAAAATCCCTTGAGCTTGACCTTCATCAATTGTTGCCTGATCTGGGCAAACATAATCAATTGTTTGTCCTACTAAATTAATAATTGAATAAATCATACTACAGCGCCCCAATATGATCCACTACCACCTTGTGTAACAGTATGCCCATTTTTGGATATGGAATTTCCTCCAGAGCCACCACCATAACCACCTCCACTTCCTCCTGATGCACCCCAACCTCCACCACCTCCAGAAGCATACACACCTCCACCACTTCCTGCGCTATTTGAACTGCCTCCGCCAACTCCAGGCAGGATATATGATGAAGGGCAATAACTTCCATTCCCACACCAATTAAATCCTCCGCTTCCTCCCCCAGATCCGCCGCCTCCTCCTCCTGCAAAACCACCGCTTCCGCTTCCTCCTCCGCCACCAGACCCAGGAAGAATTCTTCCGCCCCCTCCCCCAGTGCCTTGAGCAAAACTATATCCTGGACAACCACAACTGCCTGCAAAACTTGCTCCATTACCACCAGAAGATCCTATGCTACCGCCAGAACCACCAGAACTACTATAAGGACTTACTCCTCCTGTAGCTCCTCCTGCTCCACCGCCACCACCGCCACCGCCACCAACTCCAGCTGAAGATCTTCCACCGCCACCACCACCACCACCTGCAATATAATTATTATTGGTGATGGTCATGTTATATCCAACACTTAATGCACTTCCACCAGAAGAACCCGCAGAAGCATAACCACCACCATTACCACCGCATCCAATAATATATCCATTATTAACAAGGGTTAAGCTATCACCAGTTGTACCTCCAGTTAAAGTTAAACCTGGATTGCTTGTGGTGCTACCCCATAAATAAACACCGCTATTAACAGTTACAGTGATGATTGATTTACCTGCTTTATATCCAGTAATAGTGGATATATTTAAAGAAGCATTGGATGTAGAAGTAGTGAATGTATAAGAAATAACGGCAGGTCCACCTGCATTAAATCCAAATCCTTCGGCAGACATTCCGCCTCTTGTAATAATTGTTGGCATTTAAATCTCCTGAGCACCAATAACTATTGGTTGTTTTATAACTCTTGGTCTTCCGTTTGGATACCATTTATCAGATATTCTTATCTTTGAATCTTGAACGCCTTGTTCACTTGCGGCTTGCATTAACTTGCCATAATTATCTGGATCATCTTCTCTATCCTTGATAATATTTGTGAGCAGTTCACCGCAAAATAATTCAAATTCACGATTATTCAAATCTAAATTATGTGGATTCTCATAAACATCATAATCAAAGTCAAAACGGCTCATAATATATCCGTCTTCAACATATTTCATGATACCAGATGAGCCAAATTCCAAGATCACGTCTTTGTATTTTCCAGTAAGTATCTGCGCTCTATTTTGAAATAAATTCAGATCTGAATATTCGTAGATGTAATCTATGTTATTTTTCATATATTATTTGAATTGTGTTACCGATGCCAATACAGTATAGGTTGCACTTGCTGTCTTGATAATCGTGTAGGTATAAACATCAATACCTGACGCATTACCAGAGGTTGGTGCAGATCCTCCCTGCCACTTAGTCGTTACTCCAGATGAAGATCCATCAATTGTGAGCGTACCGTTCATGTAGTAAGCTGTAGATCCTTGGGTCGCTAGTATAGCAATAGTTGCAGACTGCCCAGTAGCCAAAGCCGTATTCATGGTTGTACCAGAGCTAAATGCCAAGTTTTGAGTCCAGTTGGCACTTGCGTTGGATGAATAGTACTGTACAGCGCCAGTGTTGTAATAGGCTGTAGGCGTAGAGTTAATAGCACCCGCAGTTGTATTTACAGTCTCAGCGGCATTGGCTAAAACAGAAGCAAAAGTAGATGTTGATCCACTGAAAGTTTGAGTAGCTGTCCATGAATTAGCAGTACTCAATGAAACTGTGGATAAAGTACCAGAAGTTGGGAACGTAACAGATGTATTGGCTGTTAAAGTTCCTGTAAATGTATATGCTCCTGAGAATGTAACACTTCCTCCAGTGCTGACATTACCTGCAATAGTAATAGTATTAGAACCGTTATTAACACCAGTACCACCATAAGTACCAGACAATGTAGCACTTGAAGCAAATAATCCAGATGAGTTATTCGTCACTACACCT